GAGCGGTCATGCTGGCCTACGCCGCGGGCAGCGATCTCGACCAGATTGGGGCAAACGCTAATCTTCAGCGTCTGGTGATTACGCCCGCCGACGACACCACGTTCCCGCCCACGCCAGCGGTCATGGAATCCGATACCGACTTTCGTCTGCGGATCCAGCAGGCGCCGGAAGGGCTAAGCGTGGCCGGTTCGACGGGCGCTTATCAGTTCCATGGCCGCAGCGCGGATGGGCGGGTGGCAGACATTTCCGTGATTAGCCCCCAGCCTGCGAACGTTACGGTTTCCGTGCTCTCGCGGGAGAATAATGGCGTGGCGTCCGAAGCGCTGCTCACCGCCGTTCGCAATGCGCTGAACGATGAGGACGTCAGGCCCGTCGCCGACCGCGTGACCGTCCAGTCAGCCAATATTGTCGACTACAGCATTGTGGCCTCGCTGTTCTTATTCCCTGGCCCTGAAAGTGAACCCGTGCTCAACGCGGCCAGAGCCCGGCTGCAGGCCTATATCACGGCACAGCACCGGCTGGGGCGCGATATCCGCAAGTCTGCTATTTACGCCGCACTTCATGTGGAAGGGGTGCAGCGCGTGGAGCTGACGGCGCCGGCAGCCGATATCGTGCTCGATGAGACGCAGGCCTCATGGTGCAGCCAGTACAGCGTGACCGTAGGGGGGAACGATGAGTGATACCCGTCTTCTGCCGGTTGGTTCGTCGCCTCTTGAGGTGGCGGCCGCGCGCGCCTGCGCGGAGATCGAAAAAACGCCGGTGCCGCTGCGCCATCTCTGGAGCGCAGATACCTGCCCGGCAAACTTGCTGCCGTGGCTGGCCTGGGCGTTCTCGGTCGACCGCTGGGATGAGAACTGGCCGGAGGCCACCAAGCGTGACGTGATCCGCGCGGCGTGGTTTATCCATGCCCACAAGGGAACGATAGGCGCCGTGCGTCGCGTAGTGGAGCCGCTGGGTTATCTGATTAACGTCACCGAGTGGTGGCAAACCAACGATCCGCCCGGCACCTTCCGCCTTGATATCGGCGTGTTAGACACGGGCATCACCGAGGAAATGTATTACGAGATGGAGAGGCTTATTGCTGATGCAAAGCCTGCCAGCCGTCACCTTATCGGCCTGAATATCATCCAGGACATCCCGGGTTATCTCTATACCGGCGCCCTGAGCTATGACGGCGACATCATCACGGTTTACCCCGGATAAGCGAGAGCACAATGACAGTGAAATATAAAACGGTTATCACCAAAGCCGGTGCGGAAAAACTGGCTGCAGCAACCGTCCCGAACGGGAAGAAAGTGAACTTTACAGCGATGGCGGTCGGCGACGGTGGCGGAGCGTTGCCGGTGCCTGATGCCAGCCAGACAAAGCTGGTGAAGGAAGTCTGGCGCCACGCGCTGAATAAAATCAGCCAGGACAAGAAGAACAAAAACTACGTTGTGGCAGAGCTGCTGATCCCGCCTGAGGTTGGCGGTTTCTGGATGCGCGAGATGGGGCTGTATGACGATGCCGGAACGCTGATTGCCGTCGGGAACATGGCTGAAAGCTATAAACCCACGCTGGTGGAGGGCTCGGGGCGCGCGCAGACGTTGCGCATGGTCATCATGGTCAGCGATATCGCGTCCGTTGAGCTGACGATTGACACCTCAACGGTAATGGCGACGCAGGATTACGTTGACGGGAAGCTCGCGGAGCACGAGCAGTCGCGCCGCCATCCGGACGCGACCCTTGTTGCGAAGGGCTTTACACAGCTCAGCAGCGCCATTGATAGCGCCTCCGAAGTGCTCGCTGCAACGCCGAAAGCGGTGAAGGCGGCGTACGACCTGGCGAAAGGGAAATACGCGGCTCAGGACGCCACCACGGCGCAAAAGGGGATTGTCCAGCTTAGCAGCGCGACTGACAGTGTGTCTGAGGTGCAGGCGGCGACGCCGAAGGCGGTGAAGACGGCGTACGATCTGGCAAACGCCAAGTACACCGCGGTGGATGCCACTACGGCGCGCAAGGGGCTCGTTCAGCTCAGCAGCGCGATCGATAGTGCGTCTGAAACTCTCGCAGCGACGTTGAAAGCAGTTAAGGCTGCCAATGACAACGCTAATGGGCGCGTGCCGACCGAGCGTAAGGTAAACGGTCGGGCATTGACGAATGATATCGATGTAACCTCTCAGGATATTTTTAACAGTCAAGCTATCGGACTTTCGACAGAGGATTTGGATACGCTGAAAACGCCGGGAATTTATTATCAGCCAGCGAACGCCAATACCTCTGCCGCAAGGCACTATCCAGAAAATAACGCCGGGACGCTGCTTATCTATAAAAATGCTGGTGTCACGCAAGTTTTCCGCGTTTACAACAGTTCCCGTAGTTATACACGTAGCCAGTATTCTACGGGGGCATGGACTGTCTGGACGCCAGATGATGCGTTTCCTGTTGGCGCGCCAATTGCGTGGCCGTCGGACGTAGCGCCAGTCGGGTATGCCATTATGGCGGGACAAACCTTCGATAAATCGGCTTATCCCCTTCTGGCTTCGGCCTATCCGTCAGGTGTAATCCCGGATATGCGCGGATGGACGATTAAGGGGAAACCCGCAAGCGGTCGCGCAGTGCTGTCACAGGAGCAGGACGGAATAAAGTCGCACACTCACGGGGCATCTGCTTCATCAACCGATCTTGGGACGAAAAATACCAGCGCATTTGATTACGGGACGAAAACGACCAGTGCCTTTGATTATGGAACAAAGACATCAAACAGCACCGGTGCGCATACACACAGCATTTCCGGTACGGCCGAATCCGCAGGCGACCACAGCCACGCTCAGCGAGCATGGCGTGATGGCGGCGGCGGGAATGGCGTTTATATTGATCGAAATGTCTACAACAAAGCTGGCTATGCTGATACGTCCTCTTATACCGTCAATGCAGGAGCGCATACTCACAGTGTAAGCGGAACAGCGGCTAGCGCTGGCGCGCATGCGCATACGGTCACCGTAGGTGCCCACACGCATTCGGTGGCTGTAGGGTCGCACACTCACTCAGTTGTAATAGGGGCACACACCCACACCATCACCATTGCCAATGCCGGTAACGCAGAGAACACCATTAAAAATATTGCTTATAACTACATTGTGAGGCTTGCATAATGGCTTTTAAATTTTCAGGTAAAGACCGCACTATCCGAATTTATAACCTCTGCGTAGACACCAGAGAGTTTATTGGCGCGGGTGATGTCTACATACCAGCTAATACAGGTCTTCCGGCGGACTGCACCAATGTTGCGCCACCCAACACGCCAGAAGGAAAAGTCGCCGTATTTAACGGAACGAAGTGGGAGCTAATCGAGGACTTTAGAAATCAAACGCTCTACAGCAAAGAAACGGGCGAGCGCGTGTACATCACCAGGCTCGGGGCTTTGCCTGCAGATGTAACGACAATAGCCCCTGACGGAAACTATATGCGCTGGGATGGCGAAGGTTGGGAGAAAGACATGGAAGCAGAACGCACCGCAGCGGTGTCATTTGCCGAAAGTGAAAAAAAACGGCTGATGCAGGAAGCTACGCTTACCATTGAAACATTACAGGATGCAATAGTTTTAGGGGCGGCGACCGAGAACGAGGTCAGCATGTTGGCGGCGTGGAAAAAGTACCGTGTTTGCCTTAGCCGAGTTTCACCCAATGTCGCACCGAAGATTGAATGGCCTGTACTACCGATGTGACAGACTACTGAAAAGATAAAAAACCGCCTATAGAGGGCTTAATCGTAAGGATATTCTTCATGGCCCTCTTCTCTTCCATCACCGATAAATAACCTTAGCCAGCAAAGGCCGAATGGATACCATGCAGTCACTTCCCCAGTGATGCACAATCAAAGAAACATTGTTACTGCCTCGTTAATGGCGCAACGATAACTACAATAGCGCTACATGTTAGCAGCGTTCAATTTAACCAAATTGGACGCTCAAACCGATCAATTTCCCCTGTTAATAAACTCAACCGCTAACTGTGCGTTGTGCTGTTTTCTCTCCAACGTCATTACGTTTCATACCTCCTCCGCTCAAGAGAAAATAGCCTCACCACTAAACCACGGAGTTAAACAGATGGGCGACTATCACCACGGCGTGGAAGTCATCGAAATCAACGATGGCACGCGCACCATTTCCACCGTCTCGACGGCAATCATCGGTATGGTCTGTACGGCCAGCGATGCTGACGAACAGACATTCCCGCTTAACGAGCCTGTGCTCATTACCAATGTGCAATCCGCCATTGCGAAAGCCGGTAAACAGGGGACGCTGTCCGCTTCCCTTCAGGCTATCGCCGACCAGTGCAAGCCGGTCGTTGTGGTTGTCCGCGTTGCTGAAGGTATCGACGACCCGGAAAACCCTGAAGCCGCACAGAAAGAGACTATCTCTAACATCATCGGTACCACCGACGAAAACGGTAAATACACCGGCCTGAAGGCGCTTCTGACCGCAAAAACCGTCACCGGTGTTAAGCCGCGTATTCTCGGCGTTCCGG